TTGGCATTCTGAGAAAACTCATTATCATACACCTCTCACAGTTATCAAACCTGTTCTTTCAGTTGGAGACTATTCAGAGGTGGAGCTTGCTGGCATCCATCCAAAAAATCCAATTAATTTTGTCCCAGTATCTGGAGTCCCCCCAATAGTTGAAACTGTTGTTGAAAAGAAACAAACTCCAAGATCGAATTTGGTGTACAATGAGTGGTTGGCATCAGTTACCAAACATTTTCGTGTTCCTTGTGGGTGGAAACCAGCCCCAATGAACGAATGTAAGAATATGGCTCCTTTTTATAGGAACGTTTATAAGGATAAGCAGTTGATGGATGAAACTATTCTTAGGATTGCGGTTGAAGATTTTAAAAAAGTAATTGATCAAGTGTATCCCAAGGTTTTGGCTCTTAGGGGGCCAAACGGTGAGTGTTGGTCTGCCTTGTTGAAGCAACCGTATAACCTTGACATTGTGCTCGGTTTTGATGAGTCTACATATGGAAATCCGCTTGTGACTCATCTTAATAGTAACACTAGTGCAGGGTCACCTTTTAATAGACCTAAGAATAAAGTCTTCGATTTAGATGAAAATGGTAGATTGTTGTTGCCAGCAGCTGTAGTTGATGAGATGGCTCGTCAACTAATTGCGATGGGCTTTGATGAACACGCAGGTGGTTTATATAAGCTTGTCGCTAAGGATGAGGCAAGGGCGCTCACTAAGGAAGAGGCACGTCTTTTTGCAGCCGGTCCCATTTGTGGTACCATTCTTATGAAGATCTATTTTGATGGTATGATCAACTCAATGGCTCAATTTCCAGCAGAGACTGAGTGCTTGTTAGGGGTTAATTGCTTAGATCCATCTTTTTCTAGTATTTGTCAATATTTCACAACACCTGATGGTTGGGAGGATGGTGTTTGTATGTCTGATGAGGATGTTAAAGGTTGGGATGTTAGTTTGAATAACCAGATTAAACATGCAGCCTTAGAAGTGTACCTGCATTGGGTTACTCTCTGTGGTTGGACAGCAGCTGATAAGGATATTTCACTCCGTCTAGCTGAATCCTACTTTATCAATCCTTTGATAGATGCGATGGGTGTGGTAACATGTCAGACTGGTTTTCAACCAAGTGGTATCACTTTGACAGGCAGGTTTAATTCAATTATGAATAGCATTTTGCAACGGTATTGTTGGTACTCATTGAATCCAACTCTTAACTTTAATAAATATGTTCGCATTATAACGATGGGTGATGATATTAATAAGTGTATTTCTAAGAAACATGCCCATTTATTTGAGCCTGAAGTTGTTCGCGACATCTTGAGTCGTTTGGGTATTGAGGTTACATCTGCTGATAAATTGAGCAAATCCGTTGTTTGGAAAGATCCTAAGACTGAAGCGGTC